AGCAATCATTTATGCTCAAGGTGCCGCACTTTCCTTGAATGGAACCGTTGCTGGTTGCCCTGCTGCAAAACAAGTAACTACTTCTTCCGCTGGAACATTCATCAAGTCAATTTCTACTGCTGCAAAGCCAGCAACTTTTAAGCTTGATATTTGGACAGGAGACCAAACGACTCCAACTGAAACTCATACTTTTCACTTCGACCCAGATGAAAAAGATGGCTATATTAGAAATGTTCTTAATACAAACCCTCAAAAACTTGAGTCTAATAACTATGCATCTTCTGAAGTTAAAAAATACTTCCTTGGTGAAACTTTTGAAGAATCAGTTAAGCGTCTTGTAACCGATTCATCTACAACCGCAGGTCAACAGCTTGCTTTTATTGCTCCAATGGTTTCTGGCTCTACTCACTGGGCATCTCGCCAAGCAGAATCAAAAGAGTCAAAATCTGGTTGGATTATTTCAAGAGACCCAGATCCAACAAACAATGTATCAGCTTTTACAGCCTCGGCTCAAACAAAGCTTTTCCGCATTTGCTCTCTTCATGACGGTGAGTGGTTCCAAAACAACTATTATGCTAGTATTGAAGACTTAAAATTGGGAACAACTAGAAACCCCAATTCAACATTTACTCTATCAATTAGAAATTTGGCTGGTGACGCAGTAGAGAGTTTTGCTAACTTGAACTTAGACATTGCCGATTCAAACTTTATTGGAAAAAGAGTTGGTACTCGATACCAAACATGGAATACGGCAACTTTACAATATGATGAAAACGGAGATTATAACAATGTCTCAAGTTATGTTAGAATTGAATTGGCCGAAGGTCTAAAAACAGCAGGTGGTTTAAGTGATAAACACGCTATACCATTTGGCTTCTTCGGACCTGCAAAGCCAAAAGGATTTACCTATTTGGCAACAGGATTGCAAGGTCAAAATCATGCTGGTATTTACAAACTAGGAACACTATCTTCTGGTTCTGCTAATACTTTTCCCCAATCTTTTATTGGCAGCGGCGATAGTGCCAATATCGCTGTTGGTGGCCACTTTACTGACAAAGCTGGTGCATCTTATGCAAGCACTGTTGAAAACTTATCATCCTCAATTAGCGAATACACAGCCTCTTTCGTATGGCCAAGATTGAAGTTGACTGAACAATCAACTAAAGCTGGCAACAATTGGTTAAAAACAGATTATCTAGGTATTAGACACAAAGTTGCCTCAAAGAATACTACTAGAACCTATGACGATAAAAGTTATATTGATATGCTTAGGTATTTGGGTGCGGGTCTTGATATCCATGAAACTGCTACCGATACAGCCACAGAACCTTCATTCGTCTTTACTTTAGACGAGGTTCAAAAGATAAATGGAAAATTCTTCCATGCATCCGGCTCTCATGGTAAGGGTGAAGGAACAGAAGCTCTTAGTTTAGCTAATATTTCTGAAACTGCCGCATCAGGATCAAAGAGTATTCTTGATGATAAGGTAAGACAATTTGCTATTCCATTCTTTGGTGGATTTGACGGACTTGATATTACTCAGATTGATCCTTTCTCAAGTAATAACATTCTTAATAATAAAGCTGTGGATACTCACTATGCTAACTACTCCATTGAGAGAGCAATTGACGCGATCAGTGACCCGGAGGTCATTAGATACGATGTTGTATCTATACCGAATTTGACCAACGCGCCGTTGTCCAACAAGCTTCTTCAAGAAGTTGAAGACCGAGGCGATGCACTTGCAATCATCGACCTTGAAGATGGATACAGAGAATCATTTGAAGCTAGTGGTACACGCACCACAACAGGCGGAACTGTCAGTACTGTGTTAAGCACAGCAAACGCTAGAGATTTGAATACTAGCTATGGTGCTGCATATTTCCCAAGGATTAGAGTAAAAGACACTATAAGTGGCAATGGCGATATTCTTATTGCACCAGCTTCTGTTGGCGCAATCGGAGCGTTAGCTTTCTCTGAAGCCAACTCTGATGGACCATGGTTTGCGCCTGCTGGTTTCAATAGAGGTGGTCTTGCACAACTAGGTGGATCACAGGGTCCACAAGTTATTGGAACATGGAGAAACCTTTCCAAATCAGATAGAGATGAACTATATCAACAAAACATCAACCCAATAGCTAGATTCCCAGCGATTGGCGAAGTTGTTATCTTCGGACAGAAGACATTACAAGCAACACCTTCTGCTCTTGACAGAGTAAATGTTAGAAGGCTTATGATTTATCTTAAAAAGAAGATTAAAGATGTAGCAGACACAACCTTGTTTGATCCAAATAATCAAACTACTTGGAACAGATTTAAGGCCCGTGCTGATCTCATCTTGTCTGATGTTCAAGGAAGGTTTGGTGTTGATGAGTATAAGATCGTCTTAGATGATACTACTACAACCGATGCCGAGATTGATCAAAATATTTTGTACGCCAAGATATTTGTCAAACCAACGAAGTCTATTGAGTTCATTGCAATCGACTTTATTATTACACGAAGCGGAATCGAATTTTAATATTAAACTACTTAATATATAAAGTAAATAGGAGAAACATATTATGGCTTTTTGGAGCGAACAATCATCAGAAGCGAAAAGAAATTACAGGTTTAGAATAACTTTAGACGGCGAAGCCATTTGGTGGGCTAAAACCGTTACTTTGCCTTCATTTGATGTATCAGAGGTAGAACACAACCACATGGATAATAAGTATTATTTTCCCGGTAGAGTTAGCTGGTCTGAGGTATCAATGACTATGGTAGATCCTATTTCTCCTGACGCTGCTCAACAATTAAATACATTGTTGGAAAAAATGGGCTACAACATTCCAACTGAAAGCTCTGCTCAAACAAAAGGGACAATTGATAAATCAAAAAATACTATCACTGTTTTGATTGAAGTGGTTGATATGGATGGATCAGATGCAATAGAAACTTGGACTTTAAATAATGCGTTTATTAAGGCTGCTAAGTTTGGAGATTTGGATTATTCAAATGATGAGCTTAAAACTGTCGAACTAACACTTAGATATGACTGGGCCACTCACACTGCTGCTGATGGAACCGATTATTTCAAAAAATCATAATAGGATTATTAAATGGCATTTTGGTCTGAGTCAAGTTCAAGTCCACTAAGAAACTACAGGTTTAGAGTGCAGGGTTTGCTAGATAAGCAGTGGCTTGTTAAAACAGTCACCTTGCCCTCGTTTGAAGTCAATCAAAACTCCTATCAGATATTAAACCATCAGACAAAGATTGCTGGTATCTTAACTTGGCAAGATGTAACGATTACAACTGTTGCGGATAAAGATACGGTGTCCAAATTACAAGGTCTTATGAGTACAAATGGTCATGCTTTAGATACGCCCACAAACAGATCTAGCAAAGGTATAGTTAGCAGTTTCAAAGGCAGAATGTCAAATAAAATATTAATTGAAATGTTAGATGCCCAAGGGTCAACAGCAACCAGTTATACATTAGTTGATTGGTTCATAGCTGGTATAAAATTCGGTGACCTAGATTATTCTAACGACGAACTATTTACTATAGAAGTAAATATTGCATACGAATATGCTGATATAAAATAAAAAGAGGTGAAATTTGAGTAAAAGAAATAATTTGGAAGGTGGACCAGCACCTCAAGCTGAAACCCCTCCAGTTGAATCGGCTGTAAGTCCATTACAGTTTGTTGCTCCAACGGAGTTTGTTGATCTTCCTTCAAATGGAGTTGGATATACAGAAGGGCATCCTATGAACGAAAAGGATACTATTGAGATTAGATTTATGACCGCTAAAGATGAAGATATTCTATCTTCTCGTACCCTTCTAAAAAAAGGTTTAGCTGTTGAGAGGTTTTTAGATAATATTCTTGTTGATAGGAGCCTGAAAGCTTCCGACATACTTGTTGGTGATCGAAATGCTATTTTGATTTCTGCAAGGGTTTCTGGATATGGGTCTGATTATGAAACACAAGTTGGATGCCCATCTTGTGGTGAAAAGACTCATTTTACTTTTGACTTGAGCAATAAAACAGTCGATGAAAGTAGAGTAAATGAAAATCTTAATTTGTCCAAAACCGAAGATGGTAACTTTACAACTGTTATGCCATTATCGAAATTTAAACTTAATTTTAAATTGTTGACTGGTGCCGATGAAGCATATCTTAGCCAACTAACAATGAAAAAGAATAAAGCCAAAGACGCAGAAGCCATGTTTTCTGATCAATATAAAAGAATGATTGTCTCCATCGAAGGCCACACTGAAAGAAATGTTATTAATCATTATGTAAGTAATATGCCCACTTTGGACTCTCGTCACTTGAGAGCTTGTTATAAAGAAGC